AGTTTGTAATATTTATAATCATAGTACAAGTAAACTTGCTAAACGAATTTCATTTACTAAAAAAGATTGTTCTTTAAATTGGTTTAGACAAGCTCTTGATGCTATGGGTGTAAAAGATAATAAATTTATACCTAAAAATTATATTTGTACAGATAGAGAATCTCGTTTGCAATTTCTAGCTGGTATTATTGATACTGATGGTAATTATGATGCTAGAAAGCATAATTTTGAAATTATTCAAAAACTTGAATCTGTTACAGCAGGTATTGTTTATATAGCTAGAAGTTTAGGTATTAAAACTACTGTTAAAACAAAAGTTGTTAATGGTTGTACTTATTATCGTATATTTCTTCTTAGTAAAGGTTGGATTATTCCAACTAAAGTTAAACGTAAACAATGTCCTGAATATACAGCTTTACAAAAAAATCCTCTTGAATGTAGATTTGATATTGAATCTATTGGTAAAGATGAATATTATGGTTTTGAAGTTGATGGTGATAGTCTATGTCTTTTAGAAGATTTTACTATTTTTCACAATTGCCCTAACCTCCAAAAAGCCCTTGACGTTACTTTATCTAATACAGAGTCTGGTGCTATATCTGTTGGTACTATTCGTATTTATGGTACGGGTGGTACTAAAGGTGCTAACTGGGCTGCATTTAGTAAAGCCTTTTATAATCCCAAAATGAATAAGATGCTTTGCATGGAAAACGTTTGGGATATTAATAAACGTCATGAAATATGTGGTTTCTTCTTTCCACAAGTATGGGATTGTGAACCTTATGTTGAACGTGGTAATTCAATTATATTCACTGCTTATGCTTGGGATAAACAAGATAAAGAGAATCATTTTCATAATAATGATAGTGAAACTCATATAATCTAT